CCTTCGTATAATTCTGGAGATGAGTGATATTTAAATAGTTGTATGATTTTTTGTGCGGCTTCCGATTCTTCTTTGTTTCTTGGAGCAAAATCAAACTCGAAAGAAAATGTTCTCATTGCTGGGTCATTAAACATTGTTTCTTTTCTTGGATTTACAACTTTTCTCATTGCATGATATCCCGCCTTCTCACCATTTTCATGAACAATACCAGAAACAGTACCAAGTATAGAATTAATAGATTTGGTGAATGCATCACCCGCTTCACCTTTAAGTGCTTCGCCAAATGCGGTCTTTTGAAATGATACACTTTCCCAATTCCAAGAATCTTTCATATTGATTGTTTGTGGGAAAGGAAGGTATATGGCATCTTGATTTTTTTTCTTTGCCCTCGATGCAACAGTATCTTTAAAGAAAGTTTTGGCTGCACTTGTCATATCGTCAATTCCAGTACCACCCCACGACACATCAGTATGTACATTTTCTTGTTGACCTCTTGATGAATCTAAATTTGCCAATAATTCGTTTTCGGGTGTGTTTCCACCACCACCACCTTCAACCTCTGTATTCTTACTCATTAAAGATGCAGAAGAATTGGAATATATTCTGAAAACCATCAGGTGATGATATTCTGGTGCAATTGGACCTTGTCCACCACCACCATCTAAATCTAATGGAAATTTAATTAAATTTGTTGCCATATATTACTCCTTAAACCAATTGACTACATATTATGTATGTCTTATAAAGGAAAATTTAAACCAAAAAATTCATATAAATATAACGGGGACCCCACAAATATTATTTATAGGTCTTTGTGGGAAAGACGATTTATGGTATTTTGTGATATAAAAGATGCCGTATTGGAATGGAGTTCTGAAGAATTGTTTATACCGTACCAATCACCTATCGATGGTAGGATGCACCGATATTTTATAGACTTTGTAATTAAAATCAAAAACAAAGAGGGATTTACTGAAACTCGTCTTATTGAAATTAAACCCAAAAAACAATGTTCTGCACCAATCAAACCCAAGAGAAAAACGAAGAATTATTTAAACGAAGTAAAGAATTGGTGTATCAATTCTGCAAAATGGGATGCCGCAAAAGAATATGCAGACAACAAAGGGTGGAAATTTCAAATTATAACAGAAGACATATTGTTCGCAGGTAAAAAGAATGGCTAAAGAAATATTATCACAACCAAGCATTTTTGATGCTTTTCATGAAATTCGTGAAAATGCAAATATTATACCAAACTCTACTTTTTCTTATTTTGATTGGTTCAGAAATACAATAAACAAAAACCTCAACACCCCCGACATCGTAGAAGTAAGACAATTAATAACTTCAGACCCATCCAGAGTACAATTGAATAGATTTTTTCTTGGTAAACTGTACTTCTTTTTCTATAATGAACCAGAATATAAAATATCTCTTCCTTTTTATGACACCTTTCCTTTATTATTGCTTTTAAGAAGAACAAAAAACCACATCTTTGGTGTAAATCTTCATTATATTCCACCAAAAAGAAGATTGGTTAAATTCATGGAGTTGTTAAAGTATACATCCGACAATCAATTAAAAAAAGGTAGTAGGATTATTCTCCCTTATGAAAAAATGAAGAGAGATAAGAAGTGGAAAATATTCAAATCTTGTTTTCGTCAATATAAAATCAATAAAATCCAAGGAAATATTATAGATATATCAGCACCCGACTGGCCGATTGCAGTTAATTTGCCAGTAGAAAGGTTTAAAAAAAGAGGAAAGAAAGAAATTTGGTCGCAAACAATAGAGGAAGAATTATCATAAATGGCTTCACCAAAAATTAAAAACAACCTTAGTGACTTTAAATCAAACTTTTTTGGAGTAGTGAAACCTACTCTATATGAAGTGGTTATAATGGGCAATGGTTATCATAATGCTATAAATTCTATTAATCACGGACCGTCTGATATATTTCAAATTCCATTCAATTCAAGAGGAATGGGTACAAAGTTACTAACAATTAACTGTGAGGTTGCTTCTTTACCAGGCGCCGCCTTCTCAACTCAACCCAATAGAATACACGGACCAGTAAAAGAATATCCATACGAAAGATTGTATAGTGGTGACCTATCTCTCACCTTTAGGTTAGACCACGAAATGTGGTTAAGAAAATTCTTCAGTGCTTGGCAAGATTTAATATATCAAAACAAACCAAATCAAACCAACCCAGTAGCAGGTGATTTTGAATATCAGGACGTTTATTCAGGACAAATTGAAATATATCAATATCCAACAAAACAAAAAGCAGAAAATGCAGAAATACCTATGCGACAAGAAGAAGATAATGATAAACCAATATACGGAATAAGAATGTATGATGTATATCCAAAAGCAATAGGACCAATAGAATTAGGATATGCTTCTGTTGATACATATAGTAAACAAACTATAGAGTTTGCTTATCGTAATTGGGAAGAAATTCCCTCAGATGAATTTTAAATAATAGGAGATTATTATGGCACTACCAAAAATTGCAACACCGTTTTATGAAATGAAATTACCTTCAAACAATAAAACTATAAAATACCGACCATTCTTAGTAAAAGAAGAAAAACTTCTTCTTATGGCAATGGAAAGTAACAATCAAACAGAAATTTCAAATGTGATGAAACAAATCATTGTAAATTGCACAGATAATAAAGTAGATGTTAATCATCTTCCTATGTTTGATATAGAATATCTTTTTCTTCAACTTAGAATTAAATCTATTGATGATGTTGCAGAAATTAAATTACCCTGTGAAAAATGCAATGAAAATTATGATGTAAAAATTAATTTAAAGGAAATTGATGTTAATTTCCCAGAAGAAAAAATAGAGTTCAAAATTCAACTCAACAGTGATGTGGGGATTGTAATGAAATATCCGACATTAGATATTATGTCAACAACGAAACAAGGTGAAATAGAAAACACAGAAACCATATTCAAAACTATTTCTGGTTGTGTTGATTATATCTATGATGAAGAACAAGTTTACAAAAATTTTACTGAAAAGGAACTTAACGAATTTATAGATTCATTACCACAAGAACAGTTCAAAAAGATTTCTGATTTCTTTGAAAATATGCCTAAATTGGAACATAGTGTTAAATTCACTTGTCCAAAATGTAAAAAGAAAAACGATTTAAAATTAACTGGTCTAAATGATTTTTTCGCCTCAGCCTCTCCCATAACAGTTTGACTAATATGATTAAAACTAACTTCGCAATGATACAACACCACGGTTGGAATTTGGAAGAGGTAGAGGCAATGATGCCGTGGGAAAGAGATGTATATGTAATTCTCCTTAATAATTATATTGAAGAAGAAAATAAAAGAATTTCTCAAGAACAAGCACAATTAAATTCAAGAAGATAAAATAAATGCCAAGTAACTCAAATAATCCAGCATCCGAAAAGGATATGAAAAAACTCATCAATAAAGTAAATAAGTGGGATGATACCGTTGATGATATTTCTGCATTATTTAAAGGATTTGACGAAGATATATTATCAAGACTTGCAAACAGTATGTCTGGTATGCAAAACAGCATGGATTCGTTTTTTGATGCTAGAATGAAATCTATAGCAGGATTTGGTGATAGTATAAATTCTGCATTTAGAGAAACCCTTAAATGGGGAGATAAAATATCATTTGATATTAATACCCAAGCAGAAAAAAATATTCGTTCTTCTAGGGAAATGATAGATAATTTTCAAAATATGCACAGTGAAACTGGTAAGTTTTTAGAAACCAGATTAATCGAACTTGCAAACGAATTATTATCTGCGGACCAAACCAAAGCAATTGAAATAAATGCTGAAATGAGTGCTATTCGCAGTAAAGCAAACGTGTTGGTTAATTCCGAAAAAGAAAGATTACTGGCATTAACTGATACATTAAGAAACGGACTTGATACAGTCACCAGTTCTACTTCAATATTGAAAGGTGCAATAGCAGATTCACTACCATCATTAGAAAGTTTTGTTGAAAATAAATTACTTGGTGGTGGTATATTAGGAAAGTTTGCGGGTTCAATGATTCGCAGAAGCAAAGCAAAGAAACAAGCACAGGCGGCCATATCTGGTCAAATCAATGCAACAGGTCAACAGGATATTGTTAATAGGGCGGGATTTCAGGCAGAAGTGGGTGAAGCAATGGAAGGTGGTGGAACAGAATCCATCGCCCTAGCAAGTTTACATGCTCAAAATTCAATGATTTCCGAACTGAAGCAACATGGAGCAATATTCCAACAATTAGTAAGTTCTTCAATGGGTATTGAAAACTCTACATTAAAAGAAGAAGAAAATTTCTTAAATGTAGAAGAGTCAGATGCAGAAAATGCTAGAGAAGAGGAACGCAGGCATAATGAACGTATTGCCGCAATGGGTGGTAAATCAACAGGTGCTGTAAATGTAAGTGGTGGTAAGGGTGGATTCCTTTCGGGTGTGATGGCAATACTTCAAGGTCATTGGATGATGAAGGCAGCAACATTCTTAATGAGTCCAATAAAGAAAGTGGTGGGTTGGGTAGCAGGCGGAATTGGTAAAGCGGTTTCATTTATAATGCCAAAAAAGTGGACTTCTGGTTTAACAAAATTCTTCAGTTCTGCTGGTAAAGGACAAAAAGATTTAATGAAAAGCACCAAGCAATCTGGTGGATTCATTAAAAAGTTAATGGAAAATATTAAAAACATTTTTAAAGGTATAGGAAAATTAGTTAAAACCATTTTCAATACAGTTATGGATGTTATCAAAGGTATCGCTAAAGGTATTGGCGATGTAATGAAAGAACTTGCAAGAGGTGTTAGTTACTTCGGTCAGAAAAATGTATTATTAGGAGCATTATCTCTAGCAATAGTTGCAGGTGGTATTTGGGTATTTGCAAAAGCAATGAAAGAATTCACCAAAGTTACTTGGAAGGCTGTGGGTGTCGCCGCAGTTTCGATGTTAGTGTTAGTTGGTTCTTTGGCTGCTCTTGGTGCATTGATGATGTCTGGTGTTGGTGCAGTTGCATTACTTGCAGGCGCGGCCGCATTGGTTGTTGTGTCTGGTGCTATGTGGGTTCTTGGAAAAGCATTACAAGAAATAGGAAAATCTATTCCGTTATTTACACCCTTGTTAGAAAGTTTTACAGAACTTGGTTTTGTTGGACTAAAATTGTTAGGTGCGGCCGCAGGAATTACGGCGGTTACTGTTGCCCTTGCGGCCTTTATGGCGGTAAGTGCCGCGGGTACGGTTGCTGGCGCGGTTGGTGGTGCTATTGCTGGCGTTTTTGATTGGTTTTCTGGTAGAGAAACTAAAGACCCGATGGACATTATAATAGGATTAAGTGCATTCGCACAAGATGCTCCTATGTTACAAATGGGTGCGGATGGAATAAATTCAATTATCAATGCAATACAAGCATTAACGAAAACAAAAGTTGATAATGAAAATATTAAAGAAACTATAACAATGCTTGCAGGACTTGGTGCCGCAGTTACATCATTTATGGGTAATAATATTGGACCGTTGGGTATGTTAGGAAATTTAATAGGTGGTTCATTAAAACGAACATCTACCGCATTTAAATTGCTTGCAGGTGAAGATATAAATCCCAAAAAATCCCCATTACAATTATTAGAAAATATTATAAGATTGGGACCTAAATTACAAGCAATTGGTCCAGCAATAGATTCTATGTCCAGAGGAATGTTTAATGTTATATCTCTTTCTGGAGCAAGTAGTCCAATGAAAATTTTTGAAGATTTTGTTGAAGGATTAAATCTCATACCATCCAAAACGCTTGATGAAAAAACTAAAGCAATTTCTAAAATGGCAAAAGCAGTTGGTGATTTGCGTAAAGAGATTGTACAATTAGGTACAATAGAAGGTGGAGCAAAATTAATAAGGGGTGGGATGGAAGTTGTTAGTAGGGCAGGAGAAACTGCATTGATGACAGGGAATGGAAATGAAGTAAATGCACCAATTACTTCTAGTGTAGTAAACAATTCACATCATTCATATAACATACCAATTGGTGTACGAAATCAAGAAAGAAACTTGATGGATATTAGATATTCATCATTGATGAAATTAACTAATTAGAAAAGAGGCTCAGTAAACTGAACCTCTTTCCTTTCATCTAGGTTAAAATGGATTAGTTTAACCTTCGTTTGCTAACTTCTCAAAATAGGAGAGAGCATCATCGGACTCTTCGTTGTTTTCCGCAACGGGTTCATCGATGGCTGAAGACGATGATTCTTCAGACTTTGGAGAGGGTTCATTATTTATATCTTCTGCACGGGGATTTACAGAAGCACTACCTCCACCAATAACTTGTGATAATTTATTTTTTAGTTCATCATAAGATTTAAATTTATCTTGTTCTGTGAATTCTTTAAGTGGATACATTGAATTTTCCCATAGGTCTTTCAACCAATCATCAGTCCCATCTAACAACACTGATTCGGATTCAAATTCACTCTTATCATAGTTAATAAAACCTGCAACCTTGCGAACCTTCAACTTAAAGTTTGCACCTTTCCAAAAATCAAATGGATTGATTGGTGTTTCATCTTCAAATTCGGGGTTCATTGATTCATTAATTTTATCAAAAATCTTCTTACCGAATTTATAAAGGAAAACTTTACCTTCGTTTTGTGGATTGGCAGGGTCACTTACAACCATAATATTTGAAATGTATGATAATTTTCGTTTGCGATTTCGTGCAACATCTTTATCACTTTCAATTCCACTGTTCCATAGTAAACTATTTGCTTCGCAAATTGGACATTTACCACCAATAGTTGTTGGACAGTTATCAATCAACCAACCGCCTGGTCCTTTGAATCCGTGATTAAATAATCTTGCCCAAGGAATATCTTCACCGTCTACTGCGGGAAGAAAACGAATAATTGCATATCCGTTACTTGACTTGTCTAGTTCTGGACGCCAAAATCTATCGTCCTTGTAAGACTCTGAACCTTTTGAAAGTTTGTTCATTGCCTCTGTTAATTTGTCGAATCCACCTGTTGAATTCTTTTTGAAATCTGAAAAACTCATATTTTCATCTCCTTGTTGTTATGTACGACTTGTACGACTTGTACGACTTGTACGACTTATACGATTAATTGTTAGTATACGATATATTAGAGGAAAGTCAAATACTTTCTTCTAATTTATTTAGTAAAATTTTACGGTGTTTTGTTGTGTCTTTTATCGCCACAAATGGTTCATATTTTTGGCACTTTAATCTTAATTCTAACCAAATTAAATCATCTTCCATATCTTTGTTGAATTGTCGGTCAAACCTTAAAAACTTATTCATTATAATAAAAGATTCGATGGCAATTTCTTCACGCAATACCATTTTCATTAGTAGTGGATGTCTGCCATTATCTGATACAAATATATCATCAAAATTCATTTCATATTTTGACATTTCTTTGATGAGTTTATTGATATCTTCAGAAAATACCATAGTAAGTGATTGTAGGCGTTTCTTCCATTCTATGAATATCTTCTCTGCATCATCATCAAAAATATCACCCACCCAAAAATCACCCCTTGCAACAAAATTAGCAACTAAGAAACCAAAGACATCTTTCTTTTGTGTCTTTGCCAGTTTGTCAAAAAAGTGTCTGTCTTTTCGGTTATTGTAAGTTTTTACATTTGCCTTCGTTTTACCGTTGAACTTAATGTAGTCATAGGACTCTTTTGTAAAATGAAGTTTTAGTCCAAGATAAATGCAAAAAGCATCATATCCTGTCATATTGGTAATCTTGCCCCTTTGGGTAGTAAATTGAAGTCTTCGCCTTCTGCTTGTATTTTCTCGATTATTGGTTTTGTTAGAAATTTTGCTGCCACCTGTGGTTCAATATTACACTTTTCACATATTTCCAAAATGGCTTCGATGTATCCACCACCATTTTGCTTTACATAATTCTCTACTTCGGACACGAATTTTTTTGAATCTTCAAAAATCATAAATTTAATCCTTTATTTAAGTAAGTATTATAATACAAAAAATCAAACAGTTCAAGAATATTTATACATATTAAGTAAACAATTTTCTTTAAGGAGAACGCATATGGCACACGATGATGATAATATTAATATGGGTGACGGACAAGCATATATTATTCAAAGTTACTATGAAGTCGAAGGAGTGTCTTCTGGTCATTACCAACTACAAGGACTTGCCTTTGAAGCATTAGGAGCAACTTGGGATATTGCATCTTTAAGTAATCCATATCCTGTACAGATACCTTCTAGTTCAACACTTGGTACCCAGATTTCTGATATATGGGCAACGGTTGAATCTGTTGATGGAATTTCTTCACAAAGAGTACATATCGCAGGTTCTACAGGATTAACTGTAAATGCTATAGTTAGTGATTTAGTAATATCTGAAGTGGGAGCAACTGTATTTGGTATAGGAGTATACGGTACGGGTTCAACAGCAGTCAGTGTTACTGGTAATATTGGTATCGGTGCAGGAGAAATGATTACAATTAGTGGAGATACTGCTATTACTGGCAGTGTTTATGTGTTGGGTGATGCGGGAGTAACTGGTGAAGTCGGAATACACGGTGTCGATGGCGCCAAGGCGGTCGGTGTTACTGGACAAGTTGCAATTGATGATTCTTCTCTTATTGGTATAAGTGGTGGGGTTTCGTTAGATGGTGTTTCTCTTGTAGAAGTAAAAATACCTACTGCTATTACAAGTGGAGTCATTTCTTCAAATATTGTATCAGGAATATCTTTAGACAATTACCCTTTAAGTAGTGGTGTAAGGATTCAAGCATTCGACACTGGAATCTCCACCGATTATGTTTATGTTGGTGGTGGAACATCTGATGGATTAAGTGGTTCTGGTAATGGATATGCTTTAAGAGAATTTGATTCTATCTTTTTGGAAGTTGATAACCTAAATCTTGTTTGTGTTGCATCTGATAATGTCACATCCACAATCAGATATGTCGGTAGTTAATATATGACAAGACATTCAGCAAGAAAAGCAATTAAACATATGCTCCATGAAGACGGAGCAACTGGAAGTCGTGATGCTGAAGGTAATCCTTACGGAAATAGAGTTCATAAAAAAATAATACCAACTAAAGACATTTCCATTAATCGAGAAAATCCAAACAGAAAATTATCAAATTCTAATGCACTAGTAGTAGGGTATCACGGTCGAGGAAATTTTTTAGGAGTGATGCCTCACGGACACACTCACGGATATTGGACTCTTAATGTACCATCCGATATAACTGTTCCAGACGATGGTGCAGGCAGTAGTGGAGATTATGTTGCAAGGACTATAATAGAATTTGATTTAAACGATTCAGGATTGACTAGTGGAGATGATGTAGACAGTGCATTATTATACTTATATTATTACATGTCGAATACTATACGCGAACCTAGTATCTCTTATAATTTTGATTTTTATAGAATGCATCCTGGCGGAATAACAAACACATCACAAAATCTTTTTACAGAAAATGCCACATGGTGGGAATATGATTTTTCTGGAACTGCAACATTAGGTTCAACTGGTTCGTTTGGAGAAACAGAAGTTGGGACTCATGGAACAAATCTGTGGGATAATCAGGGATTGGGTATAACAGGTTCTACCGCAGAACACAATTCAATTCCTTCTGGTACTACTACTCAATGGTTAGATATTAGTGGTGGTGTTTCTGGTTCTAATCAAGACGACTATTCGGACAATTTGTACAAATTCGGACATAAAGTTAGCAGAAGTGATATTGTTGCAGGCAATAGAATACAACTTGATATTACTGATGCTGTTATCGATGCTTTAAATAATTATGATAACAAATTGAGAATTTTTATAAAACTTAGAGATGACCATTTATATGATACAACAGAAAATCAAGTATTTATAAGTTTCTTTGCTAAAGAAATAGAACCCACACCAGATAAGATAAATGCAACGAATATATCACAATATAGTCCATGTATTCATATTACATATTGGGATTCTACAGGGTAGAGTTTTCTATTTTTTCTTGAAAAAGTTTTACGAATTTATCTTTATATTCGGGATTTTTAAAATCCTCTTTCATTCCTTGTTGTCGTAACTCTTTAATTACTTCATTCTTAATGTTTTTTTTATTTTCACAAGCAGTACATGGTTTTTTGGTTGGTGTGTTTTTTCCTGATATTTTTTGCATTCCTTCTTGCCACATACGACCAAATTGTTGTTTAAATTCATCGCTGTCTTTAATATATCCTACACCTTCTAATTCACTGGTTATCATATCTTTTAAATTGGATAATTCTTTCTGTCTTTTTTCTTGTTGTGTTTGATTTTTTTGTCTTTCTTCCTCAGACATTTCTGGTTTAATTAGTTCTTTGTTTTTTAAAATATCACCACCAAGAGTAAGTTCAATCATTTTCTTTCTTTTTTCTTGTAAATCGTCTTTATCAGTAGATGGTTCATAGTCACTAAATCCTGGCATTCGTCTTGGACAAGAAAGATACGGATGGTCTAATTTTGTATATTCATCTTTTTCCCCATTCAAATATTTACCCTTTCCGTCACCACATCCACATTCACCGCAAATAAATTTTCCCATTAATTCTTCAGATGGTCTAAGACCTGGACATACTGAAATTTCTTCACCATCACCAAAACATCCAAGAAGGCGAATATCTTTTGTTGTGACATCTACCTTTTTATTGTCAAATCCTTTAGACCATTTTGCTTTAATATAATTAGAAATCATATTCAAATTCATAATTCTACTTCCTCATAAAATGTTTTAATATCGTTGTATAAACCTTTAACATAGTCTACTGGTTTCTTTTGAAATATTTGATTAGTGCCATCTTCGTTGGCAACCATAATCACAATATTATCAATCTTAGTTCCTGTTTTCTCTTGGAACATTATAGCATAAGCAGTTGCTTGTCGAAAGTAATTTTCAATCCATTCTTCTTTTTTTGGTTTAGTGCTTCCCTTAAAGTCAACAATGGAAAGTTTACCATCAAACTCTGCAATACAATCCACTCTACCTGCCAAACAAACAGTTTCTGACCATAATGGCACTTCTTGACACACCACATTATCAATTCTGTGTAATTCTGGTTGGAGTTGTTTGAATAATTCTATATTTTGTGGGTGTTTTTCTTTAAATATATCTTCTTTGTTGTCGATATAGTCTTCAATAATTTGATGAAGTTCGTTGCCTCTTGTAAGACATCTACGAGATTCTGCTTGATTACCAGGCTTCGTTCTCCATTCTTTAAAGAATTCTCGTTTGCTCCATCCTGTTACTGTTGTCACAGATGGCAACCACCTACCTGATGGGGATTGATAAAAACGAAGACCGTTTTTCTGCTCAACTGGCAAAGAATCGAACTTCGTTTCTAATTCTAAGTGGTTATATTGTTTCTCACTAATCATTACCATAATTATACCTCACATTTTTACGTTTACAAATATTTTTTCACAAAAATAACAATTTTTATACTTGACACATTACAAAAACCCTAATAAATATCTGTGCCAGTTCTGATATTACTATTAAGTATTATTAAGGACCATTAAAGAACCGAATGGTTCTCTTTATTTATCTTGCTCTACCTCTACTGGATGGTCCATCTTTGTATGAGTGTTCCCAAGCAAAATCCACCATTTTATTCAATCCTGCTTTGTTCCTATTAATTGCATTAATAAATGATTTCTTATTGGCATTTTTCTTTAATGCATCGTGTACCATAACCAATAAATTTGCAGTTTGAGCATCAACCAATATACCGTGTACCTTCTCTGCACTGTGGTTTTGTTGAATGTCTACTATTTGTTCCCAAGCAGTTGACTTTGCTTCATCCAATTCAACGGATTCCTTAATG